AGTGGCAACGGTCTAAAAGTGACAGGGGTCCAAACATCAACTTCAGAGTCACGCTGTTTAATATCAGCTTCATTCTTCGGTTCAAGTGATCCATGTTCTTGTTGTAAACTCTTCCATCCTTTATAGATCTTGGACAGAATGTACAATGAGGCTAAGCCCACAGATGTGTAGCAAATAGCCTTGGCATATTTATCCCTTGCACTACGAATAATGAGAGGGAGTGAGTCATTACGCTCTTTAAGTTCATCAATAAGAATCTTTTTTGTTAGACTCTTTTTAAAAATGGAACAATATACATAAATAAAAATATACAATAATATACATAAATAAATATTAACAAATCCGATAGTTGCTACCAGAGTATAAATAGTCCAATAAAAGCGACTACTCTGCTTTTCAACTTCATCACGGTAATACCAGTTAACAAATTCGACAAAATGCTTGTTTTCCAAATATTCGCTTGGTACTAAACAAAGCCAATCCCAACGATCTAGGAATTGGGTAGTCTTATTGTATAATGCATTGGTGGCAGCTTGTTCAACTCTATTTAATAAAGTGTCACTATCTGTCTTGATACGTCGAGTAAACATACGTTGGATGCGTTTGGCAGTTAGAGCTGTTTGTAGACCAAAATGCTGTTCAAATTCAACATGATGGGGACAACATCCCTTAATTTGCTTGCAACCATCAACTCCACAAATAGTGAGGTTGTGCTGTCTATCTCGCATACCATCAACAACGCAAAATTGGTTATCGCGGTGAGCATGGAAAATATCGATGGTATACTGTATGGCTTCCAAAGCCGATACATCAATCATCTTCTTCCCATTGTGCACCACAGGAGTGTAATCTCCCGTGACACGAGCTTGTTCCGGTTTAACGGCGCGCTCTATGGTAATAGTCCAGATATCATCAACAGTAGGGGGTGTATATACGCCATCGCGCGTGTAATATTCCCTCACAGCAGACGAATCGACTCCACATGCAACACCATTTTCAAAACGCTGAAACTCCGGTTTACATTTTACTGTATATACCAAGTGCATTCGGCGTTGAATGGAATACGGATTGTTAGAATAGGCCCTAGCATCTAGGTCCTTAACGTTCGTTGTGACGACAACAATTTCAGGTTCAACAAAGCATTTACCCTTAGCGTCTAATTCAGCTTTGGGTGCATAATACATCTGATTATTACAAATATCAATGATAGCCCTTGTTGGGGGTTTTTCAACGAAATCTGCTTTTTCATTAGCCATGTCATCTAGGATGGCAACTAACTTATCAGATGTCCAGTTGGAGAAAAATTTATCTCCTGGATTTAATGCTGCTCGAAATTCCTTCTCAATAGGTAAGCTGGCACTAGCCAGTAAAAGATCTACCATTTGATCAGCGAATGTTGTTTTACCTTGATTGCTATCACCGAAAAATTCTAATGCAAATGGGGCTCTTCTGATACCAGAACTAATTTTAATGCTAATCATCTCAGTTTTAATGATCTTCATCTTCATAAGTTTATCAGCAACTAATTTCTTGTCCAATCCCTTGAGACTAGATAGAAGAACAACTAGTTTGTTAATGATAACATCAACGCGGTGAGAAAACTCTGAATCAGAAACGCCTTCAA